TCATGTTGCATCCTCCGGGGGAGCGGGCAGCGGGGCCAGGGCAGCAGCAGTGAGCGCGGCGTGCTTGGCATTCAGATCCGCTTCTTCTTCAGGGGTGAGAGGGGTGCCATTGACGATTTTGAAGAACATCGTCACGTACGGCATCATGTCGATCACCGAGGCGCCGGCCTGGATGAGAAGACTGATCACCTGAGCGATCAGGGTCAGCCATGACGAAATGGTTGCGGGATCCACTTAGATTACTCCATATTGCTTGAGAGCTGTCTTCGCGATGCTCACGGCAGAGTTGAATGCCGCGATAGCTGCCTGCATGCCTGTGCATGCGGTCTGGTCGCCGTTGGAATTGCAGGCGGTGACGATGCCCTGCAGGTCCTTGTGCGCGTCATCGACCGCCTTCAGAATCGGCTGGATCTGCACAAGGATCGAATATTTCGCGCAGGGGCTCGCGACGGTGAAGGGTTCTGACTTGGTGCAGTATCGCCGCGGCACCGTGTAATTGGCGTCGCTGTAGCGGTAGACGTTGTAGGGGCGCAGCACGACGGTATCGTACGAAGCGACCATGGCGTTGAGCTGGTTCTGGTTGATCTTGACGCCCTGAACGACGTCGATCGCGCTGCCGATATTGTTGATGGTGCTGCACGAGACCAAGGCGAGCGCCATCAGCGCCGCTGCAGCGAATGCGCGGAGTTTCATGTGGAGGGTCCGTTGTTGGGGAAGGGAGAGTAGTTAGACGTTGACGTGCCTGACGATGATCCAGAACACGATGCCGACGATAGCGAGGCCTATGAGGATGTCCATCAGTAGGCCGTCAGGAATTGCTTGCGCTCATCCTGCCTGCGATTGACGAGCCCTTTCAGGGTTTTGCCGCCGGCCTTCACCCAAGACAGGAAGGCATTTGCGGCGCCGGCCTTGTCGCCAGCGTTAAGGCGACGAAGCAGGGTCGACCCACCGAAGTTGCCCACACCGATATTGAAGGCGAGCGACACCAGAGCGTCGAACTCATTGGGGGCTAGCGGAACATGGACGAGCTTGTTCACTGCCACTTCGAACTGGCCCAGATCGCGGGACAGGATCTCATCGGCCTCGGCTGCTGTGATCTTCATGCCAGGCTTTACGGTAGGCGGCCCAGCCATGGAGGTGTGCCCGACCCCAATGGTGAGAACACCAACAGAATCGCGGTAGGCCTCAAGCTTCACGCCTTCGCGCTGCTGGATTTTCTTCCGGCCTTGATCGGTGGTCTTCATTTGCCACCCCCGATCATCTTGGACAGGGCAGCAGCATCGCGGCTGGACATGTCGCCGCTCGTGCTTCGCCATCCGCAATTCGAGGGCGAGTAGCAGATCGAGGCGCAGGACATCAGGGCGAGCGAAAGCGCCCCGAGAATCAGGGTTCGGAACATGGGTAGGCTCCAAAGAAAAAGCCCCGGCGAACCGGGGCTTGGTGGACGTCTCTATAAGAAAGTCAGGTCAGGTCAGTTTGAGCTTGGTACCGCCAACACGCACGGCAGCCTTTTCGCCAACCGAGCCTTTTTCGAACACCACGATGCTGTCGTAGATGTGCATCGACTGTGTGGTTCTGGTGAAGTCGGTTACCTGCACCTCGCCGCGAGTATGATCCGCATTGAGGGTGTCGATACGGTCTTTCACTATTTCGATGAAGCTGCCGGACCGTTTGAGGCCGCCGCCGAATTCCTTCCAATAGGCGGTGTGCAGATCCTCGACGAAGTAGACTCCGTTCGGCGCCACCTGATGGTATAGGCTTGAGAACGACATGTTCACATGATCCATAATGTGGCTGCCATCATCGAGCACCACATCAGGCTGGCCGAATTCGTCGATAATGCTCTTCAGAAACTTCCAGTCTGACTGATCACCAATCCTGACATGGATCTGGTCTTCCTCGAATTCCTTGCATTCCGGTCGGATGTCTATTCCGATGATCGTAGCGAACGGTCCCAGATACTGCTTCCACAGTTGAAGGGAACCGCCGTCGCCACAACCGATCTCGATAAAGGTCACCGGCTGGTTAACAAACCGGGAAAAGTGCCTTTCATAAGCAGGAAAGTAATGTTTCCATTTATGGATTACGCGCCCCTGGTGGTTCAGGAACAGTGACCACAACGACATTTGCTGGAATCTCCCCAGTTTGTAGAGTTGGGGAGCATAGAGAAAGACAGGCGAATGTCACCTATTCATGCCTGCTGAGCACATCAATTAGCCGAGCAGGAATAGTCGACATCCACAGGGCCTGCCGTTCTGGTGTAGGTGATCGCGTTCTGAGTGATCGATGTGATGCCGATCTGGACGGAGCCGGTGCGCGCCTTCAACTGGCAGCGAGGCACGAAGTTGAACTTGGGCGTCCCAAAGTTAATAACACAGGATGTGCCGGTGCCGTCATCATGGACGGTGCCAGAGGCGTTGGTCGAGCCAGGCGCCATCGTTGAGCCGCTACCGGTCGAGCATGTGCCCAGCGTGGTTTGCGGCCGGCCGAACATCTGGAAATCATAGCGGGTATAGGTGCGCTCGCCATTGTCCAGCCCAAAGCCGCCGGCCGGGTCTGTGAAGGCACCATAGGCATTGCTCGGAGGCAGGAAGGGTGTAGCCTGATCGCGCCAATAGGTGCCATACTCCGTGATGCTGTTGGCCCTGGTGTGCGACGGCTTGTCCAGGCTGGGATGGGCATAGTCAGACAGGTAGTAGTAGTAGCCCGACATCGAGCCGCTGCCGCCGGCCGTGAATCCTGCGGTGCCGATCTGGTTGTTGGCAAAAACCACGTCCGTGGTGCGCCGGTTGACGCGAAACACGTCCTGAATATCTCCACCGGAAGGCGCGAAGATCATATTGTCATGGACACGGATCATCGTGCAGTTCGGCGTATTGGACCCACTGACGCCGTTGTCGCCGCCAAATTCGAAGAGAGGAAGGTTATTCGACCAATTCGAAGAGCCGCCCTTTTTCGAGACGAGCCAGATGCCGTCACGCACAACCATGTCGGTGCAGGAACGGGCGAAGATAAACCGCCCGGTTGCCTCGGCACTCATGCCGATGAACTTGAAGAACAGCGGCCCATAGGTGCGGCTGTCGCTGCTGACCGTAATGCAGGTCTGCGTATGGCCGCAGCCAGAATTCTGGATCGTGAAATCCTCAAGCCCGATCGAGCCCGGGAAGCCGGCAACCAGCGAGTTCAGGACATAGGACTGCTGATAGCCGTTTGGCCCGCTGTCATAGATCTTGTTCTCGAAGCTGTTGGTGCCCTCATAGAGGAAACCGATGCCGTTGTTGACATAGGAACCATCATAGTGCCGGCACTGGACGCGGGTAGCCACGGTGCCCGAGGGATTGAAGAACCGGGCGCAGTTGTTGAAGTCGGTGACAAGCACATTGTCGAGCCGCGTCCAGTTGGCCGTTCGGTCATAGATGGCCCAGGAGGTGCTGGAGGTCGAACGGAATGTGTCGTCAAGATCGATATCGAGATTGCGCAATTCCATGCGCGAGGTCTGCGGCTCGCCGGCACAGTGCTCGATGCCATTGCCGCTGTGCTTTACGACGAACTTCGTCACGGCATTGTAGGATAGCAGGCTCGCGCCCTGCAGCACGACAGTCTTGCCGCACAGGATTAGCGGACGCGTGGTGACAATCGTGCCGGGACCAAGATTGATCGTGAGATCACCAGACGATGCAGATACCGCAGAAGCAATGGCTGCTTCGTCGATATTGTCGGTCAGGGCCTGAGCACCAGGCAGAGCCGCCTGCCACTGGCTGAGCGTCCATCCAACGGTGCTTCGCCCGTTCAGGCTGGTAACGCCAGACAACGGGCGGCTGGTGCCATCGCCAACATAGCCGTAGCCCCGCAAATCGGTCTCGTTGATCGTGCGGGCATTACGGAGAGCTGGCGGAATATTCCAGGCGCCCTTGCCATCGATGCAGCCAAAGGGGAGGCTTTTATCGGTTGCCGTGGTGTTGTTCAGGTCCCACGTGTAGAGGCATCGCGTTGTGCCTGTCTTGTCGATGCCGAACGTCGGCGTGCCCTTCTGGGCATAAGCGACTGTGGCGAAGAGCGCGAAGATGATCGCGAGGAAACGGGTCATACCGGCTTACTCCGGGCAAGGGTCATGAAGGCATCCATTTGCGGGCTCGACCACCCGGTGGCCGTCTGGATGAGGGTGTAAAGGGCGTCGCTCGGCGCCATTGCCGAACCGGCGAACCACTGCGCAGAGCCAGCATCCGCTGCCATCGGATCGGCGTAGGCGTTCACGTTCGGCAGCATGTTGGCGCCGGCTGGATTGGCGCTGTCGGTCAAGGCCAGCACGACCTGGCGCTTTGTCACCGAGCCGGCAGGGCCGACAATGCCGGTTGATAGGGCAATCACGAGCTGAGAGAGGGTTACGAGGCCGCTGCCCACCACGGCGTCTGCGGCGCCGATGATCTGTGACCCTCCAGCGTTGAATGGCCCCGTGCCGTCATCCAACTCACCCTTCGTGAGCGAGCGCATCATCATGTCGAGAATATACTGCTCAACCATAGCCCGGCGATCATGGGCGCGGTTGATGGTAGGCGAGGGCAGGGGGCCACCATCCTGCAGATCCATCGCCTGTGTCGGCGGAACCTTGCGCAGAACGATGAGGGTGGTCCCTGTTGCCGGCGCAACCAGCATCGTGACATTGCCACCGGCCGGATTGCCAGCGCCTGTCACCGTGTAATCGGTGGCGAGGATCTTGGTCGTGTAGTTGCCTGAAGCGTCCTTGATTGCCACCACCAAGTCGGTGTTCGTCGTGAACGGAGGCGGAAAAGCGAAGACAGTCGTGCTCCCGTCGCCCGCATAGGAGCGCCGGTTGTCATAGCTGGGAATTGTCATGGGGGCTCCGGGTAAAGAAAAACCCGCCGGGTGAGGGCGGGTTGTGGTGTCACGGCTTGTAGAGGAAACTACTCGTCTTCTTCACGATTGGTCGGGACCGAACCGTCATCCTGCTTGCAGAGAGACTCTAGGCTGGAACCAATCTGGTTTAGCGCCGATACAGACGCATCCGAAAAACGACGAATGAGAGCTTCGGTTGCTGTCATCTCAGGATTTGCCTTCAGTGCTTCGTACAAATCGCGGTATAAGGCGTCGTTCATGACTACCTCGGGGGTTGGGATGAAGAAGATTGCGGTTTTGGTTGCGGCGGTGCTGCTGGCGGGGCCGGCTTCTTCACAAGAAGTCGATTGCAAAAAGCAACCTACAATGACCAGCGTTCTTGCAGCTTCAGCAGATTGTACGAATTGGTTGATGAGCTGCGGTGTGACTAGGCTAGTTAATAGCACTCGGGTAAAAGCACCACATTTTGAGCAGACCTATGCGATGGCCGCTGAGACAGCCTTCAACTTAGGACCAATCCTCTGCGATAAATTTAATGCGACCTTCGGCAAGAGTGTACTTGAAGCATATAGACTAAAAAACCCGACCATACATTCGACACGGTTCTGGTATGGTGACGACAACAAACAAGAACCATAAATGCAATTCAGCAGTCATACTTCCACGAAGCCGAACCGCATTCGCCGCCTTCGCTTCCCGTCCCTTTGGGGAGAATGCCCGCGAAGTGAGCGGCAGCCATAAGCAAGAGGCTGCCGAAGATGATGATCAGTCCGTACCGATCCCAGAAATCGCTCAAGGCTTTGCTCCCAGGGCATCGGCGGCTGCCGGCTTCACGCCCCAATCAATGACCTGCCTAAGAATCGGATAGCTGTAGAACGGCGTCAAGTTTGCCGCTGAGTTAACCGCCGATTTGTTCTGGCCGGCGCTGACTTTTGCACCACGAGCATGGGCGCCCAGGGTGCCGACAAGATTGAACACGTCGGCTGCTGTTCCGAAGGTCGGCCCGAGCAAGGCGCCGGGGCCGTTGCGGTTCGTGTTGCGGAAGGATTCCGGCTTGTCGGTTGCACCGGTAATGGCACGGCCAGCGGCACGAAGAGGGTCTTTCAGAGGATTGATGCCGGTCGGCTTCTCCAGATCGTTTGCCAACTCCAGCGGAACAGCGAAGATACCGGTGTTGTCCAGCCCTTCACCGATCCACCAGCCGGGATTATCGGCGCCGGGGATCTTGTCGAGCCGGTTCGTTGCCAGCGCCCGGAAGTAGGTCGCCATCATCCCCATGATTGTCATCGAGATCAGGCCGCCCATGAAGCGCGATCCGCCCTCCTGCAATCCGCGGATCAACACGCGTTGATGACTGGCCAAGGCGAAGGCCTTGAACTGCATGATGATCTTGCCGGTGGGGGTGTTGGCGAAGAGCGGGACATCGCCCACCGATTTCGTCACGATGACGGAATTGACATCCTTGTTCAGCGCAGCGCGAAAATGCCTGACGGCCTCCTCGTCGGTCCATTTCTCGGTGTTGGCCGCCCAGGCGCCGTCTTCCTTGCTGGCGAAGCGCTTGACCTGATCGGCAACACGCTCGCGCATCGCTGCGTTCATGCCGAGATAGGAGAGGGTTTTTACATCCTTTCCTTCCTGAGCCAGGCGGATAATGCGATCCTGGGCCAGGATGCCTGATACGGTCTTGTTGAAGTCGGTCAGGGCGGCAAGCCCGCTCCACTTGCCGGCAACGCGGGTGGCATTGTCCATCAGGCGTTCAGCCGCCGTGCCCCGAGCATAGGGATCACCCATCTCGGAAAGCGACTGGATGCGGTGCAAGAGAGCACGCTCTGTTGCCACGCCGGCCAGCTTCAGCTCCTTGATGGCGTTCTGGACGCCGATGCTCTTCAGGTTGGACAGCAAGGGCGTGATGCCATCCGAGAGGAATGGCGACAGCCCGTATACCATGGCGGGCCGGAAGATTTCCGAAAGGTTGGAGATCACGACCGAGCCCATGCGGGTCAGGTAGTTGTATTGCAGTGCGGCGCGTACGGATCGGCCCCAGACCGTGTTCATGTTGGCGGGCTTGTAGTTGCCGCGCATCAGATCGCGTCCGGCCTGCAAATCCTCAAGGTCCGACTTCTCACGGCGGCGCAGATAGCCGAGCGTTTCCTCTCGGACCTGGTCAATTGACTTCTTGCCGTCGCCCTTGCCAAAGAGCTTCTTGATCAAGCCCGGTTCGTTCTGGGCTGCCTGCCGGATTTCGTCGATCGAGGAGGCGCTATTCACCGCGGCGCGCACCTTGTCGTAATCCTGCTGCACCTTGGCAAGGACTTCTTTCATGTCGGCCGAACCAAACTTGCGCGTCAGTTCGATATCGGCCGTCATCTTCCGCACGTAGTTTTCGGCTACATGCTTCACATTGCTTTCCAGGAAGTCCTCAACCAGTCGATCGGGGATGTGGAAGGTGCGCTCTTTCAGCGGTCCCCGCGTAGCCGGCACGATGCCATCGGGAATGTTGTTGTCGAAGCCGCGTCCTGACAGCTTGTCGAAGATCGCATTGGCGATGTCGCCGGAGTACTGGCTGAAATCCTGCTGGCCGACAGGCAGATGCGTTCCCATCGCGCCGCGCTCGATATCCCACTTCTCCATGTGGCGATAATTGAACTTCTGCTTGGTCTCTTCGATCGCTTTCAGGCGAGCATCGACCTTTGCCGGGTCGAGAGTAGCAAGGCGTTCTTGTAGACGCTGCGCCCGCTCGCCACGGCCAAGGCTGACGTTTGATACCTCGCTGATGAGGTTCGAAACACCATCCTGCACCTCGTCAAGCATGGCCTGAGGATCGAGGTTTTCAGCAGCCTCCATGCGAGAAGCAATCGCATTGAGCCGATCAGCGCGGGCCTGTTCTGCCTTAGCCTGCCGGTCAAGGAGATCAGCGCCGGCCGCTCCGACACTCTTGCCCTCAGCCTGTACCTTTTCCAGTTTGTCGGCCTGGGCCTTGAAGCGTTCGGCTTGACGCTCTGCCTTGGCGGCCTCTGCGGCGAACGCTTCGCGCAATGCGCCCGCACGCTCGGCAAAGGTAGCGGGGTCCAAGCGTTGGATCTCCTGCTGGAATTTCTGCCCCTTCTTCACGAGCCGAAGCATGCTGCGCTGGTTGGCTTCCTCCAGATCAGCAAGGCTGTTCATGATCGTGTCGCGGCGATCGGCCATGCTGGCATAACCAAGATCGAGATTGCGGCGGCGAGCGTTTAGGGTGGCGCGCTCTCCCTCAAACCTGGTGAAGCCCTCGCCACCGGCCTTGCGTAGGTTCCGAGCCGCTTCCTGAAGGTTGCGCGCCAGTTCCTTCTTGCCGGCCTCATTCGCTGCCGCCACCTGCTGGCGCAGATCGTTCAACTGGTCGGCGCGGTCGACGTGATCGGGATTGTTACCGTAGAGCTGTTGTTGCTTGGCCTCGATGTCCTCGATCTCCTTGGCGCGAAGATCCGGCGTCAACTGAAGATCGGTCTTCTCCCGCTCCAGTTTGGCAAGGCGCCCCTGCAACCGCTCAACATCATCCTGAAATTCTTGGCGCAAGCCGCCCTCGATGTGATCCCGCACGATCTGCACGAAACGCGACTGCTGCGCATTGATCTTGTTCGAGTTCCACATGCGGGTGAAATAGCTGTCCGCTTCATCAACCGAAACATCAGCCGGCAGGAGATCGAGCTTGATCGCCTCTTTCTTCAGCGGGTCAAACACCGTCTTGCGCCAGCTCTCCGCGGCGCGGCTGACGAAATCGTTCTCGCCTGTGTCGGCACGGCGCATGGCCATGCCAACGGCGCTCTCGAATTCCTCGGCGTTCATGCCAACATTGGCAAGCCGGGCCTCTTTGAAGATGGCGTTATGAGCCGTGAGACCCTCTGGCATGAGGGAATCCCGCAATTGCCTGATAGCGGTCTCGGCAGCGATGCCGGCCGTGCGGCCCTCCGCATTGCCGGCCTGGTACATCGTGTTCTCAAACAAGCTCTGGCTTGCATCACGAACGGCAGCAGATGGCGAGGTGTTGCCGCGGAGGATCGGGTTCATCTGGGCCGTGCTATCGGCTACTCGTTCTGCGGCATTGCCGGCAACGGTCAGGTCTTCGCGGGACAGGACATCACGTGCGGCAGCGCCAGCACTCGAACCCACTGCCGATCCTTCCGGCGTGGAAAGCCGTTGCAGGGCTGCTTCACCAATCTGCCGTTCTGCCGGCGACATGACCTTTGCAGCGCTGCCTAGCAGGCCACCAAGCAAGACTGACGATCCAATAGCGAAAGCGCTCTCTTCGCCTGTACGCATGGTCTGCGTGGCCTGTAGGCCGGCTTCTTGGGCAGCCGTAGCAGCGCCGACAGACAGGCCAGTCCTGAGGAACGCCCGGCCGACATTGGCGGCCGATCGAGCGCCATTCACTTCACCGGCAACAGGAAGCAGCAAGGTCGGATCGAGGATACCGCCAGCCACACCGCCCACGACGCCAAGCCAGCCGCCGGCCTCTATCTTGCGGCGGTCCTCCTGCTCCATGTCGATCTGGGCTTTGGTGAGGTCGAAATCCTTCTGGTTGAACACATTGTGGAAGGACTGCCAGTTATCGAGATAAAGCGGGTTCTTCTCGGCCTCCAACGACTTGCGCAGATTGAATTCCGGGTCACGCTCAAGCGACATCGCAGAGCGCTTGTCGGCGGCTGTCGAGGCGATCAGGTTGTTCTGACGGAACCCGGCGGAAAGCACTTCGGCCGGTGTAGGTTCAGCCTCGATCTGGGCAATGCGCTCGTCAAAGGTCAGCGGGCGTGGCGGCTCCGGCGTACCAACAAGCGGCGTTGCGAGACTGGGGAAGTCAGTATTCGCCATCTTACATTCCCAAGCCTAGGCCACCAGGCAGGATGTTCGGGCGCTGCTCGAACTCTTCCTTGGTCTTTTGGAAGGCATCATTACCGCTGGTGGGCAGGTTCGATGGAGGCTTTGGCGGCGGCATCTTAGGGGCCGGTCCCACCGGCCATTCCCTGCGGTTCGGCACGATCTGAGAAGCGGCGCCTGGATTCATCGTCTGCCAACGCTGCATCTGGAAGTCTTGTTCTGCTTGCCTGTCCTGCTGCTTTCTCTGTTCACTGGCGCTCATGGCGTCGATCGCTGGGGCGACAGGTATCATTGCCCGACTATGACCCTGCTCAGGATCGAAGGTCATCGGGTTCGGCAGTATGTGCGGTACCATGTAGCCATTCTCATCAGGCGCCATGTAACCGACATTGTAAGGGGCTGGCTGGCCTTTGTAATAGGCTTGGGCGGTCGAGCCATCGGGTATCGGAGCGATGATGAGGTTTTCAGGGGCGACCAACTGGCCGGCCTGTTTATGGATCGCATCGGATGCCTGAACCATCACATAGTTGTGGGAACCCTTAGGGTCGACGCCTACGCCGGGGTAGGTCTTCTCAACCGGAAAATTGACGAGCGTGGGCGTGCCGAAAACGTTGGTCACGCCCCAGATCTTGTCCATATCTGACTTCGCCATCTTCTGGGCGAGGTCAGCGTCTGCAGTCTCCTTGTAGTGCTTCTCCGCAGCCTCACGATAATCGCGCATCATCACTGCGGCTTGCGTCGGACTGGAGCCGAACGCGGGGGTAGAGCCGACTCCGTACCCAGACAAGATACCCGTCTTAAACTGTTTGGCGATCGTGTCAGATGTGATGCTCTTCCTGAACTCCTGCAGATCCTGGTCATTCACCCGGATCTTGGATTTGTACTCCGGCGTGTTGGCTTCCATGATCTGGCGCACGGCTTCGGTCGTGGGGATACCGCGATCATTCACGAGGTGGGAATATGTCTGTGCCTGACGCTCGATCTCATTGCCGCCATCCACTGCCGTGAAGGCATTCGGGTCGCGGTTCAGCGCATTGGTGGCAATGGTGAGGGCGGTTCCGACCGTGCTAGCGTCCTTGGAGATCAGGCCACCGCGCAAGGCAGTGATGCCGGCAGGAGGCATGATGCCACTGGACGAATAGACGGTATCGAGCGCGTTGATGTCGCCGCCCAAAGCCTTGAAGCCTGCATCGGCAATCTTCTTGTCGTCGGCGTTGAAAGGATTGGATTTTCGGCCGCTGTTGAGGTTGTCGAAGAATGTGCGGGTATCCTCGATGCCCTTGTCGCGATCCTGGACGATCTTGGTGAACTTGGAGATCGTATCGGCATCGGATAGCCAGCCCTGTTGCCTGGCCTGATTGATTTCAGGCATGCCGGCATTGCCGTCCTGAAGCTGAGTCTGCAGGGTGTTCTGGAGTGACTGGAGCTGTTTTTGCAGGCCGGCCGCATTTGCTGCATCAAGCTGCTTGCGTTCGCGCTCAGCGCTGTCGATCAGGCTATCTTGCTGATCAAGGGTGAGGGCAGCGTAGCGAGGATCCGCCGCTGGTGTGCCCGGTTCGGTTTCGCCGGGCTTATAATCTCCACCAGCCAGACGGCGGGATTGGTCACGACGATTGCTCCAGCCATGTGAGGCTGCCGCGCCACCCTCAGAGCCTTGTGGTCGTTCATAGCCAGTGACAAATACACCTGCTGCCTCATCAGGGCTTTTGGCTGCCAGCAGCTTCTGCTTCACACCGGAATAGCTGGTGTTCAGCTCGTGGTCGACGAAGGCAAGCTGAACGCCGAGGTCATGCCAGTCTTTGCCCTGAGCCGCTGCAAATGCCTTGAGATTGCTGGCCCGCGTGCTGTTCCACTGCGCGATGCCGATGCTGTCGGTACCATCTGATCCGTCGCCAGGGTTGCGGCTCTTGACGTTCAGGCCCCCGCTCTCATGCACGAGATTGCCGACAATGCCCGCCGCCTGCTCTCGGGTATAGCCTCGGCCCACGAAATAGGACATCGCGGCATTTTCTCGGTCAGCCTGGCCAGGTCCAATCGTACCCTTCGGCAGCGCCACCTTGTCATTAGGATCTCGCCCTAACGCCCGCTTCGCACCATCAGGATCGGTGCCATACCTCGTTTTGAAATCAGCGTAGGATACCCCGTTCAGGACATCCTGCTTCATCTTTAGCTTGGTCTGCGCAGTGAGGGATGAAGCCTTGTCGATCTGAGAGTTAAGGTCACTAAGGACAGCATCACGCTCATCGGGATTGCGCGCAATCGTCGTCAGATAGCCCTGGTACCTCTGATTGATGTCATTGGTTTCATAGGTCGCTCGGGCGTTGAATTGATCCTTGGCGGCGGTGCCGGCCATATCCTCATCAAAGACGCGGAGCTGAGCTTCAACCTTGTTGCGGTTGGCGGGGGAGATCGTCGCCAAGAAGTCGGCGTTGGGCTTCTCACTGCCCTTTACCCACGAGGCGGCAAATCCGTCTGCGTTCGCCGGCATATTCTGCCAAGCCGTCTGATAGTCATTCTGGCGCTTCTGCTTGAACAGGCTGAGCTTGCTGTCATCGTCGAAAGCGTTTTCCTGCTTCTGCCGTTGTGCAAGGCGATGCTGAACCTCAAGGGCTCGGGTATCGAGATCATTGAGGCCGCCGCCAATCTGCTGGATAGCATTGCCTGCGCCAGAGATCGCGCGGCCGATAGCTCCCTGATCCGGGATGCTCGGTGCACCGGCAGGCTGGATGCCAACCTGAGACGTATAGACCGGAAGGCGCGCCATTAGACCTGATACCCACGCTTCATGAGGTTGACGCGCTGATAGTCGCTATAGGCACCACCGATGCCGCTGGCCAGATTGGTGAAGGCGCCGATATAGCCGGCCGTCTGCGCACTCCTGCCGGCTGCACGCGTGACGTTCGCCTGATACCGAAGGTTCTGGGCCTGGCCGAGTGCGTTCGTCTTGATCGCGTCGATGTCCATCTGTCCCTGGCTGGCCGTCGAGGAAATAGCATCTGATGGCGAACCTGTGAGGTCGAAGCCCGATGCGCCGCCTTGGGCAACCTGCGTGCCCATGACGCCCTGCACCTCATCATTCTTGCGAGCGGCCTGGTATTCGCCGGCCTGCTGCTCATAGGATGCCTGCTGCTCCAAGCCCTTGGCTTGCGCGTCGGACTGTGCCTTTGCGGCCTGGCCCTGTGCGATCGAGCCGACAGCAGACAAGCCGGTTCCGACGAGAGAGGCAGCCGTACCGAGGCCGATGCCGGACACGGCAGAGCCGACAGCAGAAGCCGCCGAGGCAATGCCGGCACCGATTGCTGCGAAAAGGGGAGGGCACATTAGGGCTCAGTCTCCAAGGCGAGGGTGAGCGAACGGATAGTGGCGGGGAAAGGGCCATCGGCAACCATCGTCACCTCGCCCTTGTCGGTCCAACTGGTAGCGGCGCGGGATGTCAGGAAGCCGCTCACTAATGGAACGGCCTCACCAAGGTTGCTCGACGTTTTGCGGATCACGATCTCTTCGGCGCTCGCGACATCGCGGCCGACGCGCAATGAGCCGGTATGCAGCACATCGACCATGGCATTGACCACCTTCTTCTTGCGGCCAAGGCCTGATCCATCGCCTACGGAGAGCGTGGAGGGCAAGGTGTGGGCGACAGACTGGAATGCAAGGCCCACCAGGATCTTCGACGCAGGGCGCCCGCTATCGAGCGCCACCGTGCCACTGACGACAACCTGATCCTTCTCCCTGGCGCCATCGGCAAGGATGGAAACCGTCTTGCCTTCCAGATGGCCGAGGCCGGTGACTGTCGTGGTCGGAGCGCCGTTGTATTGCAGGGCGCAATCGAGATACCAGGCGTCGGCTGGGTCATCGATCTCACCATCGAAGGAAGGACCAAGGCGCTCGATATAGCGCTTCGTTACACCATTGATGTCGCGGCGCACGATCAGCCAGAGTTCACTGCGATCGGTGTCAGGGCCGGGGATGACGCAGACGTTTTCCACCGTGGCATCCGGGCCAAGGATATGACGGTGGAAACCCGCCATGTCCTGCTCCTTCTCAAAGGTCGAGCCGATCAGTTCCCCCTTGCCGTTCGGCGCCCAGACCACGCTATCAGGCTCCTGCGCATAGGCCATCTCGATGACCTTGGTGGCGAATAGATGATCAGACTTGATCGAGATATCAGGCACGACATAGCCGCCTGTATCGCCCTGAGTGAACTCGCGTAGCGCCTTGCCGAAACTGGAAGCGAAGATCGATGAGCCGCCGACCTTGACCGGGCGCACGGCTTCAAAGCCATGGGTGGAAGCAAGAGACTGGCGATAGTTCGTGGCAGAGAAAGGCAGGTTCGGACTGTCCCGCCCCATGGTGCGCGCGGCACCGGCAGTGCCGATCTGAAGATCCGGCCCTTCGGCAATCGCGCCGATCTCATTCACATCGCTCAGCGTGAAGGAAATCGCGTCATCGTCTTTGACCGGGTTAGCTACTGAGAAGTCGAGGAACGAGCCGTAGCCGCCCGTCTTTGTTCCCCAGATGCCTGAAGGCTGGGCATTGGTCCGAGCGTAGATCTTGCGTCCCTCGAAGGTGGCGACGTGAGCGGGCCAGCCCGGCGTTGTGCCCCATGCGCCGAGGCGCCATTGCAAAGTGGCCTGAGCTGTTGGAAGAGGAGCGTCATCAAGTTTAGCAGATACGTGCGTTGAATCTGTGAAGGCAGTAATGACAAAAGCGCGGTACACAGCATTGGTACCCAGAAGGGCGACGATGCGCCCAACATCATCAGCCGAAAAGCCAGACCCGTTATTGATGCCAACCGTCGACGATGCAGTGATCGTGATGGGAGGTGCGGTTGACATGTCTTCGGTGAATGCAAGCTCACCAACCGTGATGTACTGGCCGCCATTATTGGTCTGGATAAAAAGACGATAGCCGAGATACGCGACAGTATTATTGAACCTGAAATAGCGTGTCTCGCCGGCAGACCAATTATTTTGAGCGAACTGACTATCCAGAACCGTCCAGTTCACGCCGTCGTTCGAGCCTTCAAAGGTCCAGGATTGAGGCGCGCGATCTGTGACTGGAACAGCCGTTACGAGACCGGCATAGGCGGTCACTGAATAGCCAACAATGATCTTTGCGCTAGGAAAAGTGTAAGACACCCATTCATTCGATGAGCTTGCACCATGCCACGCTGTTCCGGCGTCTCGGTCAAATGCATTCCACGCCGCACCAAGGGCCGAACCGCTGACCGCCGCCGTTCCGCTTGGAGCGGTGTTGCTCGTCATCTTCGGAATCGGATTGCCCGTTGCCGAGGGAGTGAGCGAGGTGGAGGTATCGTTAACAGGCAGATAAGGACCGAACCGAAACGGAACTGTATCGATCGACCAGGACGTATCGCTCTGGCGCTTTACCCTGCGTGGCTGGTAGGCCTTGTGCGTGATGTCGAGAACATCATTGGTCTGGTCGAAATCGACGGTCGGCAGATCAGCATCAGCGTAGGAGTGAGCAACCTCCACGGTGCCAACGCGCCCGCCAAGGGCATAGACCCGGTAGACCCCAGCATTGAACACCAGCACATAGGTCTGGCTGACACTGAAGATGAAGGGGAGGAGCTTGCCAATACGGCTGCTGGTCTTCAGCTCTCCGATGAACTCGGTACCAGGGCGGCGCTTGAGGCCACCCGTTCGCATCGTGATCCAATTCCGACACTCCTTCAGCCACATCTTGTAGTCTTGAAGGTCGGCACGGCTCCACAGTTTCGGAGAGGCTTCACCCTTGCCGAAGGTGGATGTCAGGACATAGACGGCCATCAGAAGGACCTTGCCTCAATCAGCCAATCGGAGCGGACAGGATCCGGCGCCGTCTCGATGGCATTGATGCGCTTTGCCGTGGCAATCATGGCGGAAAGCGTCTGGCCGAGAAGCTGGCTGTAGGACGTCTTACCCGTGAGGAAATGAGCGAGCTTTTGCGCCAAGGCGCAGGCCAAGACATCAACGAACAGCTCGTCAAACTGCCCGGTCTCATCGAAGCGCTTGATGTAGCGCAGCTTCAACGGGGCAGCCTGATCGGTCAGGATGTTGTTGCCCTCGATCTTGTAGCGGATGAGGTCGCCAAGATCCTCGCCATTGCAGGTGATCGGCAGCACACGAAGGCAATCGGTTGGGATCTGATAGGCATATTTGTAGCCGAACAGAGGAGTATCGCTGAGGGCTGGCAGGATCTTCCGCGCCTTGGCAAAATTCCAGGTGTATTGACGCATCAGGCTTGCGGCCATCTTGTCGAAGTTGCGGCGGAACCATTGCACGACCGAGCTCTCGCTCTCGTTGTCGTAATCCTGCATCGGCGCCTCATCGAGGTAATCGAGGGCCAGATTGCAGATCTCGGTTCGGCTGAGGTTCGACGCCATTGGATCAGGCCAGTGCCAGAATGTTCGTTGCCGTCGTGCCGGTTGCCCTGACGCGGGCAGCACGGACCTGAAGCAGGCCGACAGGAGCGGCCTTGAACAGAACCGTATCGCCGCCCGAGGTTATGACGGACACATCACCCGTCACGCCGATATAGAGCCCGCGGATGGTGAGCCCAGCCTGAAGAGCCGGCGAAAAGGCAATGTCCACGGTGTCGGAAGGCGTGACGGCCACTGCGCGCTGAAACGGCTGGATCAGCCGAGCCAAGCCGGGTTGAAACGGATCGATACCCATAGGTGGATCTCCTAGGCTGCCGGCTTCGGCTGAATGGCCGCCATCTTCATCACGAGGCTCTCGCGGCGGCCGCCGCGTCCCTGCTGTCGCACGATAGGCGCGATCTGCTTCATCATGCGGTTGGCGGCATCGGCGCCGAATTCCCTGCGCAGCACTGCTGTGAGCTTGGCGAGAACATCGAGGCCGCGCTTGTTCACGGCCTCGGCAAGCTTGGCCTCATATTCGCGCTGGTCGATCATCAGGACATGATCCCGGCGTTCTTGAGCGCGGTCAGCATGGCGTTGACCTTGGCGGACAGGGTGGCGATGGCGTTCTTGGTGGTAGCGAGGCCGGCCGCAGTCGTATCCGTAGCCGCAACGATGGCAGCGACCGTATTGCCGCCAGAAGTGCCGCCCGAGCTATCAGTGATGGCAGCGACGGTTGCCGCCTTCTTGACCGTGCCGACAGCAGTAGCAGTTGCCACGGGCAGCGTGGAGTTGGCGCCCGCCTTCTTCAGGGAGCGAGGGAGACCATGAGGCATGGTGATGTTCCTTCAGAGGGAGGGGAGAGAGCGCGACACCGAAGCGCCGCGCCCTGTTTCTCGATCAGCCGTTGGTGCGGAGAGCCGTGATAGGAACCTGCTTCCGCTCGGGATACACGCGGTCCCAATTGGTAGCGGTTGCCAGTTCGGCATTGGTCGGGAAGTTGCCGGCGACTGCCGCTTCCTTCCACGCAAAGCCGTAGGGATGCAGGCAATAGGCGCGACGGGTGTAGAGGATCTCGACGCCCATGCCGTTGCCCTGGCCCGGCTCGCGACGGACTTCGACCGGCATGAAGTTGTTCGAGGTCTCAGCCCAGCCCAGCGCGCCCTGGCCCAGAAGATAGGTCGTATAGGTGACGCGGTTGGTGCCAGTGACCGTCTGAACTCCGTCATCGACGATGACCAGATAGCCGAGGTAGTAAGCGAACTTGATATGGCCTTCGCTATCGGGAACGAAGTCGATCAGGTTCAGCTTCTGCAGACGGGTGTAGACAACCGAATGCATGATGATGACCTTGAGATCATCGGCGGCATCGCCCATGAGCTGCTTGGTATCGAGGATGGATTCGGCGCTAACCAGTTCTGCATCGGTGACAGCGCTGGCGCTGTCGTTGCCGATGACCTTCACCATGTCGGAGCTGTCATTGGCGATGTTGTCGGCAAAGACGCCGGCGAGCGTCTGCACCATGGAGCGCTGGAACTGGCGGGTCCAGTAGGCGTTGACACGCTCGCGAATGCGCTGCATCGGATCGGAGCCGGCGAGGACGCCGGACAGATCGGCAGTGGACCACGAACGGGTGCGGACCTGGCGGCGAACGATGGACTTCAGGGCGCCGATCTTGCCAGGCGTGGCAATGACAGCCGGATCGTCCGAGGCGATACCGCCTTCGGTGTTGTCCAGGTCGTTCCAGAACGGCGCGTTGAAGGTGGTACCGCCGCCGGCCAGGTTGGAGCCGAGTTCAGAGTCGGCCTTGATGACGCCGCTCTGGAAGATGGCGGATTTCTCCACCGTGTCCTTCGCCATGTAGCCGGCGAAGATTTCAGGGACGATAACGTCCGTGAGGCGAGTGAGAGCCATGATAGGCTACCTTTCGATTGTCAGGATGCGGGGAGCCCGAAATCCGTGGGTGGCCTGCCAGCGGCGGCCATGAGGGCACGGGCTTTGTTCGGGTCTTGCTTGAAGAGCAGCATCTGTTGCGTAAGGTTCTCGGAACCCTTGGCATAGGGATTGCCGCTGAATGACATCCCCCCGACGTGATGCGTTCCTTCTCGGAACAGGCGCTCGCCGGCCAGCGCAAGAAACTGGGCCATCTTCGGATAAGCAGTGAATCCCTGCTCATCCATGATGCCCATACGAACCGCTTCGTCCTTGATGCCGGCGCCTTCGAGGGCGCGGGCAACGAAGCCGATCTTTTCCTTGTGGGTGTCGCTGTCAGGCGCGCCCCAGGTCTGCGAAAGTTCCGCATGTGCCAGCTTCTCGGCCTCGGCTTTCGCCTTGGCCTGAGCCTCCGCCCCAGCCTGCATCTTCGCTGCGAAGGTCTTGACGTAGAAATCGTGGAGAGCCTGAGCCTGCTTGGCAGGAACACGGGCCTCACGAGCCGCCGCCTTGAACTCCTTGGCAAAATCAGCGTCATAGGGCAGATCGGCCGGCAAGCCTTCGGGCATCTTGAAATCGTATCCTTCCGCTTTCTCGGGCATGCCGAGCTTCTGGAAGAATGCATCGATGTCCTCGGGTTTTGCGTCGTCTCCGGGGAGTGTCAGGGCCTTGGCCTTGAGGTCGCCGAGTTCGGCTTTCAGCTTGTCCGCATAGCGGGCATCGCTGATCACCGGCCCGAGTTCCTTGTAGCCTTTGCTTTCGACCCATTGCCGGCTCTCTGCATCCTGCAGGCTGGCAAAGATGTCAGTCGCGACGGCAGTCTGTGCCCCATTGGTGCCTGCCGCTGCGTCGGCTGCAGTCGTGGTCCCCGCATCCGCGGCCACGATGTTCGCCTGATCCGTCATCAAGGATATCCATCTTTGAGACTGACGTTCGTTTCGAGGCGCGCCGCCTTTTCGAGGAAGCCGCGCTCTTCGTCAGTCAGGTTGAGGAAATAAAAAAGCCGCTCGAAAGCGGCTCGTTTGCCATCAGCGTACGCCCTTGCATCGGGCGGCGCGTCAGCTTTGCTCACGGCATAAAAGCCAGTGAATGAAGCCAGATCGGCAAGAACAAGCTGTACCTGTTCCTTCTTGCGATCGAAGACGTTTAGATAGGCGTCGGCCAGTTCATAGGTTGCTTCCGGGCCGCGGGGCGTCTTGCCGAGGTTCAACCGCCGCTTGGCCAATCCCAGAATGTTCATTGCGCGGGCGGTGCTCCACCGTTCTGCGCAAGCTGGGCTGCCTGACCAAGAGCCGGAACGATGTCCTTCGCAGCTTGACCGCCCTGTTGCAGCATCGCCATCATCTGTGCTGCCTGCTGCTGCTGTGCGCGTGCGTCAGCCTTTGCCTTTGACTCGTCCGGCGTGCTGAACACCTCAGATGGTGCGTTGTCGACCTTGGCGCCAAACCTAAGAACCTTGTGCCAGTTGAATTCGTCCATGATCGTCGGGTCAAAGGGCGCGATCTGAACAGCTCTTGCGACGGCCCTCTCAAGCCCAATCCCCTCAGAGGCAAGCCTGAGGCGATCGAAGGGCGAAGTGAACCGAGCGCCAATATCGCGGCCTTGCAGGCTCTGCGGCGGCTCCAGGGCGGCGCCAGGGGCAAACGCACCCTTGCGGGTGAGGATGCCGATCATCCGCTCGACTTCATGGTACATGGTCTGCTGGATCTTGCCGCCGGCGGGACCGAGCAACTGCGCCTTCTGCTGCGCCACGATCATCGACTGTGTCGCCGTCATGTCCGGGTTTTCGGCGAGAGCCTGGAACATGTCGATATAGAGGGACTGGTTGACGCTCTGGCGCTCAGCCTCGATCACCTGCTGTCCAAGATCCGGGCGCTGGTCGGTGATGATCGGCGCGGCCTTGGGCTTGCCGGTTGCTGGGTCAAGCCAGCCATAGTTGATCTCTCCCGGCGTCATGTTGAGACGGTCCAGCCCGTCATCATCAGCCGCGCCAAGGGTGGGGTCGAAGAACTGCGTGGTGCCCTTCATGTGGGCTTTGCGGATGGCGTTCAGCCCCTTGATGTCCGAATAGGCCAGCATGACCGGGCTTTCGGAATAGGGGTACCGGCCAACGGCCTGCCAGTGATAGATCAGATACGGAAACTCGAAGAAGCCGCTCTCGTCGATCAGGTGGTTGTTGTCACGATCGACGTAGATGGACTCATAGTCCGCGTTGAAGACAGAGTTGCCACGGCCCTTCTTCTGACGAGGCTGTACGGCATGAATGATGTTGAAGCGCTTGGTATTGGCCTCATTGCCTTTGGCAGCGGCCAGCACCGGGCCGGCTACCCTGTCCTCGCCGAACTTGTCCACCATCTGGCGCGCCGTCATGGTGAAGCGGCGATAGAGGGTATCCACCTCACCCTGCGCATTGACAGCAAGAAATGCTTCATTCAGCGGAACCCATTGATAGAGTACCGGCCGGCTGATCTCCTTCTTGCCGAAGCCTTCCTCCATGAAGACGACGCCGGTACCGAACCCGACCATGGAGCGAATAGCGCGCTGGTTCGCATTCATGAAGCCGCAATTGGCGCCATAGCGAGCACGGAACTGGTAGTCGCGAACCTTGTCGTACCACTTCTGCTCTTCGTCCGTGGGCTCCTCGGCAAACGGATCGATCGAGGCCAGACCATGCCATAGCTCGTTCTGCGGCGTGGCGAGGCTTTCCAGGACAGCAGCAAGGCGATTGACGCCCTGGACAGCCGTGTCATCAAAGCGGCGCCGGCCACGCTGAATCGCGTTCGAGTATTGCAGATTGATCGTATCGTTGACGCCGTAGAAATCCTGGTGATCAGGAAAAGCCAGTGTGGCGATCTCCTGCCAATGCGTTTCCATCATCGCCCGTTCACTGGCGAGATTGGCCATGCGCTGGCAGATGTCGGATACGATGCTCATGGCTTACTGGGTCTGCCCGAGGAGAGAGACACGCTGCACGTTCTGCCCATAGCCGGCGTCACCAAGCCCGCCCGTGAGCTGAGTGGCTTGGCTGGCGTTCTGGCTGCGAACGCGGGTTAGTGCCGACTGCACTGCGGCCTGGTTGGCCTGGTCGTTCTTGTTCGGCACAGGCGGCGGCTTGGGTGGGTCGGGGACTTTGGGGGTGAAGCACATGGTCAGACTCCAATGATGAGGCACAAGCCAGCAATCACGCCGACAGCAGCAGAGACCGCGGTGAATGCGCTGTTCACATATCCGAACTCACGCGACGGGTTCTGCGGGTCGCAGGCGATTGCGCCGGCAAACTGCGCCACATAGGCAGCGCCAGCCGAGACCAGCGACAGATAAAGCGCGATGTGATTGCCGAGAGATAGGGCGGCGACAAAGACGCCAGCCGTATACAAGGCGCCCCAGATATAGACGCCGATGATCATCAAAGCCTGCATGGCTCAATCCTTGGGTTTGGTTGCGGCATAGGTGACGAAGTCCAGTCCGTCACACCCGTAGTCTACCGCAATGCCTTCCTTTGCGAATCCTAGCCTTTCGAGCCATCTGTGGCTGATGTCGTGATCGACGGCCGTTCTGGCCTCGATGCGACGGAAGCCTTCTGCGAGAAGCTGTCTCTTGACCTGGCGCAGGGCAAAGCGCGTGATCGCCGGTACCAGCCTGACACCGCGTGGCGTCATGTATGCCCAGCCACCGCCGAGCCCGGCATAGAGCCGCGATATCCCGAACGCCGCGACCGGCTGGTCATCTAGCCATCCACACCAGGCCAATCCCGGCGAGGATGCGAAGAGCATGTAGCCGATGACCGTATCGCTCTCTTCGATAACGGCGGTGATCTCTCGCCTGTCTTGGCCCCGCATATTGGAAGCGACGAATGTCATGTCGCGGACGGTGGCAGGGCGGATGGAGATCACAGATAGTCATCCAACGGGTTGCTGTATGGCTTCTTGGCGGCAGCCGGTCTGTCAGGGCGCACCGGTTCAGCGAAGGTCAAAGCGATTGCATCCCATTCATCAGGAGAGCGGATGCCGCGAGCGCGCATCTTCTCCTTGCTTTCGATGAGAAGGCGCTGGTTGACGTCGTACGAATAGCCCGGCGAGCAAGCGTCTGCCTGCAAACTGTCTTTATCCGGAATGTCAGCGCCGCCAGGCTCAGCCAGCCATTCCCGCGATGACTTCCACATTTCCGCCCGGCGATTCTTAGGGCCCGGCCTCTTCTCCCCATCCGGCATGATCTCAACATCGATCAGCGGCGCACCTGAGAAATCGATCGGCGTGACTGTCTTGGTGTAGGGCGGCCCCCAACTCTTGAGGATATCGACCACGCCTGCGCCTTGGCCACCAACATCGATGAAAGCCTTGGCTGGCCTATCCGCATCAATGATCGACCGAACCCAATTCGCTCCAGCCACGTTGTCGAGCTTGGATTTACTCTCGATCTTGAGGATCTTGCGGCCCTTGCGCCACGCAATCGAGAACCGATCGTCTCCGAACCGGGAGGGATCTACACCAATGATAAGTGGGCCAATACCCTCCAGGTCTGCCTTACGCGCCGCGACAACCGCCTCAGGCTTGATGAAACTGTCATGCCCTGTCATCTGGAATGCCTCGGCAGCAGTGGCCGGATATTCCTGCTTGAAGAGCAAGGGATCTTTCAGTTCCGCGATCTTGGCACGCCGCCAAGCCATCTGTTCAGGCTCAAGGCTGTAGGCGGCGGCATATTCCTGCTCTTCCTCATCGAGCGCGAAGCCTGCTGGCGCTGGCCGGCGATAGCCACTGTCCCAATACCAGGGGATGAAGATAGCGATGTAGTCGCCTATACCTGCCTCTGCCTGTTGCCAGCGCTCGTGATACTCGCCGCCGACGCCGTTCGCTGTGCTCTCCAGGATGATCTCCGTTCCAGGAAGATCAGGGATGGCCTGGACCACGCCGCTGAAATGGCTTGCTGCATTGGGCCAGAACGCAACTTCAGAGCCGTGGAACATCTGAACGGTCTGCGACCGGCCGACAGCTTTGGTTCCTGCTGTGCCGACCGCGTAGCCGCTCTCAAGCAGCGGAAAGTTCAACTCCTTTGCGTTCGCAGCGCCCGTCTTCGGCCTCACCAGCGCCGGGCAATGGCTGTGGTAACGATCGACCATCCCGAACAGGTTGTCCGTAGCGTCCTGCTCATGGGTCAGAATAAAGACCCGGATGCCCTTGGAATGCGTCACCCGCCAATAGAAGCGGCCTCCTATATAGGTCGATATTCCTTGTTGGCGACCTTTGAGAACGAGAGCCCTTACCTTGCCTGTCCTGGCACGCTGCTCTTCAAGCTTGTTATGAAGATAGCGCTGGGCCTGGTTGAGCTGGAGCGGCTCGATCGCCCCAATCTTGGTCCTGATCCGAAGGCACTTCGGCGCGTAGTGCGCGAAGTCATTCCTCAGACGAAGGCGGATCTTCTTCTCCCTCTCCGTCAAGCTCATTCAGGGCCGCCTCATGGGTGACTGCCAGTTCCCCGCTATGTTCGATCGCAGCAAGACGAGGATGGCAGTATGGAGCCGCCGCAGTGGCGGCCGAGAACCTGGCGTCTGGCGCAGCATTCTCATCGCGAAGGATCGACAGCATGTAGTCGAGAGGTGTCAGGCCGGATGCCTTGACGGCCTCCATGCTCTCCACCGTCTTTCTGTTCTTGATGCCAGGCCTGCGCCCCGCGCCGGGCCGAACGCCGCCTTTGGCCATCGTTTGATTTCCTATGATTTCCTTTGAAAAACAATCAAAGGCCTATTCAGTGCTGACCTTCACCAACTCCTCCAGCGCCGTAATCAGCAGCTTCGCCACCAGGATGGGATCATGGCCCTTGTCGAGGAGATCGGAGGCGCCGGCCAGTTCATCGAAGAGGGCTGAGGCAAGGGAAGGGCTGAGGGCAGTTCTGATGATGCCGAGGTCGATAACGTCAGCCATTGAGCACCCGACGCTTTCCATAGGCCTTCTCAACCGGCCTCATATCCGTTTCCTCACCGACCTTGAGAGAGACGACATGGACATCTCCGTCTTTCACGAGGCCGGGAATGTTCACCCCATTGCGAGCGAAGAAGCAGGCTTCTCCCATGTGCATAATCAGAGGTTGACCGGTTCGAAGACGAAAGCCGCGGCAATAGGATTCGGCGTCTTCGTGCTCAGCCATTGCGGCCTCTCTTGCCATATGCCCCGCCGTCCCACTCATATTCGCGGAAGTCGACAAAACCGACAGCATGGGTGTCAATCTGCGGTTCATTCAGGCGAGGGACAACGAAGCCGGTGTGAAGCTCACGCTTCCATCCGAGGCCCTTGACCTCACGCTTGCGGATCGGGGTTGGTTTTTGGCGGTTCATTTGTGGTTCGCTCTATGAGAGCCCAATGCTCGATGCTGATGCCCTTAAGCTCTGGGCCGAACATTCCGTCTGCGACATTGCGGAGAAGATGAGCGAGGGGTTCATCGCCCTTGGTGCTTGCCTGGATAGAGGCTTTGGCGATGGAGAGCTTTTCGGGGAGGGTAGGCATTATCGCCTCCGAATAACCACGACATCATCGTCACGAGCGCCAGCCATTGCATTTCGGTGCCGAGCTTCGGACAGTGACGCACATGACGTGCAGCGAAATACGCGTAGGACGCTCATGGCTTCGAGGGCTCGAATGCGGGCCATCGGGATCTGCTCACCGCAGTCCTTGCATGGCTTGCCGAACACCGGGCGCACGATCTTTGCCATGCTCTCTCCAAATGCGAAAACCCCGTGGCGAACCAGCGGGGGTGCCAGAGGCCTTAGCCTCACGGCGTTGAAGGTATAGGCTCGATAGTATCGAGGGCATCGTGCGGCGCTGTTCCGGTCTAAGGACCATCTGGCTGCAGGTGTTTAGCTTCCGGTCACTTTAGATACCGGAGCGGACTAGCCTTCGCGCCTCTCCATTAGGTTTCATGCAGTGCGTCTGTACGATTTGAACGTACGACAGGCCCTCCCATCATCGCTGTGCATCAGCTTTCGGGCCGACCTGTCTTGATGCACCTCACCATTAAACCACTCTGGCAAGAGGCACCGCATGAACCTGGTTGCAGGTATCAGAATCGAACTGATGACAATCGGGTTATGGGCCCGAAGCGCTACCACTGCGCCAACCTGCTGAATTGTTCGGGTATTGGGATTATGTTCGGTCTGACTGACCCGGATTTTCAGACCTAAGTCGGTACTTGTTTCCAGCTAAGCTCGAAAGCCGCTTTACGTGCTGTCCACCGATCTACATCGAAGCGCCGCAATTTCAGGCGCAATTCCGATTACAATTAAGATGACTGTATGAATCATAGCCTCTGCTTCGTCAAGCGGCGGCGCGTCTTCCCACAAGAAATTCTCGGGAAATTGCATTGAGGCCGATGCGGAGATCGCCATGCATGTGCGGAAGCCTCTCCGTCTGCCGATCCAGGATGTGATCGAACGCTGCCATGACAGGCGAGCGAGCCTCGATGCTGACACGCTGGAGGCAGGCACGGATCGAGGCCCATGCGGCCTTGGCGTTCTCACACCAGCGGGCGTAGGCGTCTGGATCGGATGAGACAGGCTCGTCATGGCGCTGCCACTGTGCGCCAGGCGCCTTCACAGCCTGGAGGTATTCGTTGCGGCGGTGCAGATACCATTCGGCTGCGGTCCATTGATCGGCGTCTATGTAGCCCATGAGGCAGAGATAGCCTTGCTGGGTTCCGACGTTAGGCTTTCCGGTCTCGGGCTTGCCGTCAACGAGATGCTCTGGCAGTCCGGTCTTGCGCATTCGGGCAGACAGCCCCACCGACTTTGCCTCACGCTCGGTCATTTCCTGGTGCACTTTGATATCCTCCTTGCGGCGTGACGCTCTTCCGTTTGGTTCTCGGATGACTGCTTTGCGCTTGCGGGTGCGGCGGGGCATTTAGGGCTCCTCTGATCGTCTGGTTTTCGGTGGAGGAGGAGACCTGCGCCGTGGGGGATACCCACCAGAGAGAATGACAACCGCGCCGATAATTCCGGCTGCAACCACGAAGCAAACGCCTACCCAGGCAAAAGCCTCAAGCATGATTGGATCTAGAATCCCGGTGAGAGGCAGAGGTGGTTGAGGTCCCATCACCCCACCTCCGGAGCGAGGGGGGCGGCGGCGATCATCGCCCACCATGCGCACTTGAATTCGTTGTGACGCCATTCCGTTGCTTCTTTGGCCCGGTTCTCTCCAGGGACTTCCACAACCTCAAACGGCTGGATGAGATCGGTATAGCCATCAGCGGCATGAAGCATGCGAGGCGTCGGATTCCTCGGCACGATGACCAGCCCTTCCGCGTCGAGTTGCTCAGCCATGTCTAGGATGGCATCACGGGCGGCGCGGCGGCTTTCGTATCGAGCCCATTCGAGCGCCACATAAAACGGATCATAATCAGGGTCTGCGTCTTGTTCTTGGAGAACTTCAAGCAGCTCATCCAGGCTCATCGCGTTGTAATCGGTCATTGCGCAGCCTCCGAAATGGGGCAGCGGAGTGCGACCGGCAAAAGGTCCTCCATTACTCCCTTGTCATCGTCATAATCGGCAAACCAATCCAGCACCCGCTGTCCTTCTGGGCTGTCGAATTGCTCAGGGGTCATTAGATTGCCGACAAGCTGATAGGCTGTGCCGGCGATAACCTCAGCGTCGGACATTTCCTCCCAGATGGTGCCGGCGGCGACAGGAGCGATTGCTCTGGTGAGCCTCAGGCCATCATCCCTCAGCTCCTCAGCCAGATCGAGATAGGCGTGCTTCACCGCGAGGCGCTTCTGCAGAATGAGGTTTGCGCGGTTCCATTCCGATTGCTGGGCTGGCCAGAGGTCGCGGTATTCGACTAGCTGGTCGATGGACATGGCGGTGTAGTCGGTCATGCTGCGGGGTCCTTCTTCCGGTTGCCAGCTGAAGGGCGACTAACCAGGTTGGCGCGGTAATCTCGAAGCTGCTGGAAATATTCGGACCCGGCGACGAGTGCTGCTGTTAGCCTCAATCGGTGCTTGTCGTATTTCGTGCACTTCACATTGAAGCCGCTGACCTCAGACATGCTGGCCATGATCATTTCGCGCGTCGGGGCCTTCGGCACGATCATCATGCTTTCGTTGGCTAGCAGGCGGCACAACTCTGCAGCGCCTATCTCGGCGCCGGCCTGCAAGAGCATCCAATCCAAGGACGCAGCCTTGTCGTTCCCCTGCCGAGACGAACGAGCGCCGGCCCATACCTCACGAATGAGATTGCTGATGGTGCCTGGATTGGTGATCCCAGCATTGACGAAAGCCATCACCACCGGGAAGCTGAATTCGTAGACGCATTGGCGAAGCGCTTTTGGCATCCGATCCATCAGCGCGAACGAATATTCGTTCCTGTCCATTCCATCCGGGCGCGGAAGATGAAGAACGCTCATGCTGCGTTTGCTCCTTGGGCGGTGGTGCGGGTTTTCTTGTCGCCTACGTCGGCCAGAGCTTTGTCTCTGATGGCCTGTGCGTCTGGTGTTCTGGTCAGTTTGAAATTGAGGGTGGCTATGCGCTCGCGCTGCTCTGCGCTGATCTCATGCTCAACGGTCATGGCTGCCAGCTTTCGCATGTGAATGGCCCGGCCCTTGGCAACCTTGACCAGGTGGTCGACAACGGCGCGAAGCTGAGGCGGAGTAGGGGCAAAGCCGTTGCCGAGGGTCTCGTCACGGGTCCAGCGCTTGGCAGCCTCTTCCACGGCCCATGTCGGTGCATCGTCCAGAGCAATCCGGAATGCCGCGATCTTCATTAAAGCGGCGCCCTCGCTCATCTCGCGGTGCGGGAAGGCGGTCAGCAGCGTCGAGACGATGGCAACAGCGCGATCCGGGCGACGGTCGTTCTGGAAGCTATCGATGATCTCGGCACGGCGTTCCAGCCAGCGGCGATGCTCGTCCGTGATTGGCGTCCCAGCCCGGAACTCAACCCCACCCGGAGCCACGAATTCCATCAATTTCTCGACGAGCGGCGGTGATGAGAGGATCTTCGCGAGGTCCGCTTCGGTTGGTGCTGAACAGGTTTGCAGGGGCTGAATTTGCTGGCTCATCGGTCCATCTTTCGGCGTTCAACCAAGTGGCTGCATGGGGGGTGAAGCGTGGTTCGGGCGGGTCACGAGCAAACCGGCGCAGCCCTTCGATTAAGTCGGCCCATCGGGTTTTTCCCCTGGCCTCGATGCGATCGAAAACCTTCCGGGCCGAGCCCTTGCCCTCCTTCCGGGGGTAGGCTGGCCAGAAAAGCTCGTCGAAGGCGTTCGGCGGGAAATCTGATTTCGGTTTGGCGATGGGGTTCGATCGCAAAGGGACAGAGCCCCCTTTAGGGGGCGAAGGGTTCTCTTGGATGAGGGTAATTTCTTTAGGGGTCTGGGGACCTTCTTTATCGGGAGAAGGTTGGTGATCGGCTGGTGATATACTGGTGATATCACCTTTTCTCTTTGAATTCCGATACTTAGCCTGCGCGGCACGATGCGCAGCCTTCCTTTCATCCTCGCCAGCCTGGATCTTGGCGACGACGCGGATCACAGCGGAGAGCTGCTCGCCGTTTAGGCCAAGCCCGGCCAACTCGTTGAGGATGTCAGCGTTGATCACGCGGCCAGCCCCCGCTCTTTGAGAAGGCGAATTACCTCCCCTTCGATCGGCTTCAACTGGTCGAGCATGGCAGCCGTCTGCTCAAGGCAAACGGCCATCTCCTGCTTCTGGGAAGGAGACAGGTCGGACAGCTTCGCTGCGCCAGTCGCAATCTTCTTGGCGGTTCGGATGAACTGAGCGCGGACGCCGTAGGGGCGGAGACGTTCAGGCGCGCTGGCGGTGTTGGTGCTCATGCCTCACCTGCCCATACCCAAGACTGCGTTTGATCGGCGAACAGGGCATCCCCGACTGGGGAGACTTTTCCCTTGGCAATAAGCTCGCGTGCGGCCTTGGGGCCGCACTTTCGTCCAGTTGGCGTCAACCAGAACATCAACCCGCCATTGGCAACGCCCTCTTCTGTGGCGTCGGCCTGGGCGCGCAGAACCATGCCCTCTCGAAGGCGGGCGCTCAGGATGCGAGCGTGATAGGAAAGCTCATGCTTGACCCGTTTCATGCTGCCTGTCCTTCCAGGTAGGCCTTGGCAAGCCGCTTGATCTCAGTGAGGCGGTTCCAGACGGAGGCCTCTTTGAGGTGAAGCTTCTTGGCAATGTCGGTGGTGTCGGAGCCGGATGCCCATAGCTTGGCAGCGGCTCGGAACGGAAAGCTCGTCATGCTGAGACACCTCTCTCGGCATCAGAGACGGGTCGCAGAACAGCTTGGCAACCGCTCTCGACGCGATGGTCCCGGTGGATGTGGATTGCCCAGGCCTTGCTATCGTCGGGGATGACGGCATGCTTCACGAGCAAGTCTGAGAGTGCCTTGGCGCGATTGTCGATATCGCCGCGGGTCTTGGCAGGCACGAAGATGAACAGCTCGTACCAGCCAGGGATATGCTCGGCACGCTGGCGCATCAGTTCCCAGCCGGCCTCTTGGATCCACTGCTTGTAGGCAACGGACTTCGTGCGGCCATAGCCCTTCACGTTCATGAAGAGGTTGTTGGTGCTCGGTGGAAGAGGCAGGTTGAGGACGATGTTGCTCATGCCACCTCCGCGCACATCGTTGCCGGCGATCCGCAGACAGACAGCGCAGTTGAGTGGTAGGCGCGCAGGGGAACGGCTGGCTCAGGAGGAATGTCGTAATTCTCCCAGGTCTTGTAGTAGCCGTGCGCAGCCAGGATGTCCTGGAGGTGGGCCATCGTCATCTTGCGCACCTGAAGCGGATGCAAGTCGTCCTTGGGGATGCCTATGGCCTTGCACTCGGCATCCTCTTTGTAGGGATCGCTGTCGCCGTGCTTGAGGCATAGCCTGCGGACGGTGTCTCGATGTACATTCAGGGCGCGTGCGATCACCGAGGCGGGTGTTCCATCGGCATACAAATCTCGGACGAGGTCGATTTGCTCGGGGGTAGCAGTAGAGGGTTTGAACTGGTAGGTCATCAGGCAGCCTCACGCGTATGCGCGTGCGAGGCGCTGTCATAGGCCTGGAGATAAAGGTCGAGGATAGCCGAGTTCTCGGAGAACTTGGCAGGGTCCTTGCCTTCCTTCCACTTGATGGAAACGAGCTGGCCGAGAATGGTCTTGTCGAAGCCGTTCGACTTGGCCTCGGCATAGACTTCCTTGATGTCATCACCGATCGCGGCCTGATCCTCTTTGAGGCGCAGGATACGATCGACGATGGATTTGAGTTGGTCTGCAGCTACCGTTTGAACGTCAGTCATCATTCACCTCGATCCATGGTGCGATCCAAAGGGCGATGTATTCGGCAGCACCGGCCGAACAGCTACCGAGCCACAGCACGAGCCTTGCGAGAGCCGTCCTCATCCTTCGATGCCAGGAGGCGTTCGAGCCGGGCGACCCGGTTGCGGAGTTCGGTGAGTTCATCGGAAGCTGCCTTGTGTTTGGCGACGGCAGCGCGCACGGCTTCTACGGCCTTGCTACGGGGGTCATCGCTCTCAGCGTAAAAGAAGGTTTTGGCTTGGCGGTACGAGATGCCAGCCGCACGGGCAGCGCGAGCAATCATGCTCTCAAAGTTATCGCCGTCCCTTCGAGGGCCAGCGAGGCGCTTAATGCCCTGCTGCATTTCAATCGCGATTGTCATTTTCTGGGTTCCAACTGTAGCGTTGGCATTCCGGTATTCCGGAATTGTTTCCGGTTTGCTGTCGGGCTTTTCCAACATTCTGGAATCATCCTGTGCTCTATGGAGGGCACAGGGTGTTCAACCGGAACGGAGGACATGTGGAAACGATAGGCGCTCTTGCGTGGAAGGTTCTTGGCAGAGCCCACAGAGCGCGAAGGGAAAGAGCCGAGCGGATTGAACCGCCCGGCCAAGTCACGGACACCAGACAGGTTCAAACCAAACCTGCCAAAGTCGGGAGTGAGCCCGACGACAGACGCCACAGGGGCGAATTGGAAGGGGCGAGCGGCGCCGTGGGGACGGAAACCGCTCGCCAAGTTGGATCGAGCATCAACAGCAGAGGCAGCCGGAGCTTCGATCTTCCGGGGGGAGGGAGACCCGGAAAGGGGAGCCGCAATAGCGGCAAATGAGGTTCCGCGGCTCATGACTTGAGCCACGTCAGAAGGCCGATGATGCCGGCTAGGGCGCCAATACCAACGAGGATCAGGAAGAACACGACAAACCGGGCGGTGCCGTGGGTCATGTCGTCGAAATCGAAGTCGGCGCGGTCGACGCCGGGATTGTCGGGGATAAAGCCCTTGGGGAGAGGGTCTCTACGCATTGGCTGGCTCCCTGAGAGAGCGGCCGATGGCGCAGGCCATGAGGATGGCAGAAGGCAGATAGAGAACGATGGCGGCGATGATCATGCTGCCACCTCACGAGCAGGAGAGGCCTCGGCAAGCGCGGTCAGGTACGCCTCATGCGCCTGCGCGGGAGTGCCGAACACACCGAGATAGCGTTGCTCGCCATCAACACATATTTGGGCGACATAGCGTCCCTTACGGAGAGACACTCCAGTAGGAAGCCCTGATTTCTTGTGGGGTCCGGACGTGCTGTTGAAGTGCCCGGGCGCGATAAAGACGTTGCCAACGGCGTAAGGGCCCGCGTCACCCTTCCGGCACATCATGTAATTGTGGCCGCGGCCGCGATCTTCCCATCGGCCGGATTCCTGCCAAATAGCCCACCACTGCCAAAGTGTCAGGCGCCATTCAATGCCCCGGCTCTTTGCATTCTGCTTCTGATTGGCAAAGGCCCCAGCCGGGGTTCTATCCCTAGATAGGCCCTCAGCGATCATCCGCCTTCCTACTTCCAGAAGGGAGACATACTCGTCGCGACTGCAGCCCCAACGGGCGCGGGCATCTTGCTCGCGTTTGTCTTCTATTTTTTTTCTACGAACCGCGCTGCGAACGAATATTCCACCATCCGTTCGGTCCATCCCCTTCTTTCTGGTGAGTACCTGCCGAACGCGCTCCCTTGTAATTCCATGAGAGGTCGCAATGGATTGCAAAGTTTCGCCATTCCGGAAACGAACAGCGAATTCGTCCGCTCTACCATCCGGCCGAGGATTGACTTTTGGGCGGTGTTTTCTCGAAAAGACGATGCCAAATCGCTTAGACCCGTTGACGACAGACTGATATGAAATATCAAGCTTCTCAGCGGTTTGCCGCATATTCAGACCGGCGGCTGCGAACGCCTTAAGACGTTGACACAGTTCGGCATTTTGCTGGTCACGAAGTCCCATTAGGATACGCGCTCCGATTTACGGAAAATGTCTGGGCGAATTTGCTCCCTGGGAACGCCTGTTATGGCTTCAACGTCAGCAACACGCTCCGCCGGAACTTTCTTCCATTGGCTGATTGCCTGGCTGGAAATGCCCAGACGCCGACCAAGCTCCACCCGCGTGATCTTGAGGAGCAGATTTTGAAGAGGGGAGACAGGTTCGCTTTCCATCATTCTTGGATGAAAGCAGATCTTACGATCAAGCGCAAGCATTTCTTTCGATGCGCGGACAGAGATTCTTGCGCACGGTGACGAGATGAACACGGTTGGCTCTCGAATCCGTTATGTACGGATGCTTGCAAAGCTCTCACAGGAGGCTTTTGCAGAACGCCTTGGCGTCACTCGCGGTGCCGTTGGGAATTGGGAACTGGACAAGGGCATCAAGCGCGAGAACCTATCCCTGATAGTGCGCACTTTCCTCGTCGATATGAATTGGCTGTCAGAGGGAATTGGAAGAGCGCCGGAAAAGCTTGGAGTGCCTCGGCTGCGCCTAGCCAGTTTCGACGATAGCGTTGTCGACCAAGAACAGCCCTTTGAGGCTGAGGGCCCTGGGAACATCCCACCCTTTGAGCCGGAAGCGCCTGATAACTCTGACCCTGACGCCCCGCCCAAGATCCCAGCCAACGGGATCGTTGAGCTCGATGCCCGGCCCGGAATGGGCGGCGGTGGCCAGATTGCCCATGTCTATTACCGCGAGGGCGATCAGATCGAGACCAGGGACGCGATCAAGGTCTACCCGTGGATTTTTCCGCCCTGGTTCCTCGCGCGCCTGAATGCGCGGCCGGGCGATCTACTGGTTGCGGAAGCCGCTGGAGACTCAATGCGGCCAACGATAGAACCAGGCACGCCGCTCATAATCGATACTCGCCACCGGATCCCATCGCCTGACGGCATCTACGCAATTCGCGACCGATGGGGGCAGGTCCAGGTTAAGCGGCTCGAAACTGCGAAAGCTGCTGGCGATCTGACAGTGAAGATCATCAGCGACAATGGCGGCCACGTTGAGATAGTTCGTTCGGAAGACGAAATATCCATTGTTGGCAAGGTGTTAGGCGGCATTCATATCTTCTGAGAAGGTGGGCTTTCCAAAAAAGTGAAAGCGTCTCTTTCTTTTTTGTTGCGCTCAAATGAAAGAAATGCTTTCATCGCCCCATCAACCCGGCACCACCGATGGGGACAAGACGATGTCATCCACCTTCACAATCTCCCACAATGCCCTGCTGGCGAAGCTCGCCGCGCTCAAGACCGGTGAAATCAGCAATTCGCCTGAGGCGGATGAAGTCCTCAATGTCCGCGATTATGTGGAGCAGTTCAGCAAGCTTGTAGACGAGCATCTGTCCGAGATCTTTGCCGAGGCCCGCTATATGGCCGGCGTCGGTGTCTCCAGGTCCGTCACGCCTCTTCAGGATTTCCTCAACGACCAGTCGGTGATCGAGGCCTTCAATTCGGCGGCAATCGAGTTCCCGCGGCAGAGGGCGGCGTGATGGATCACCCAGCTTTCTTGTCGTTCTGCGAAAAATACGGCGATGAGGTCGCCACCGACTTCTTGGAGCTCTTGGCCGACTTACAATGGTCCAACGAGCAATCGAAGGGCGGCATCACGATTTCGGATGTCCACCAGCATAACGCTTGCAATCACACGATATCGGGAACCTTTGACCACGCTGGCGAGAGCTTCGGGTTCGTCATTGAGTCCGGGGATTGGGCTGGAACAGTTGTTCGCGACTGGGGCCAAGCTGACAACATCCCTTGTTATGAACCGCCCAAGCCAACCGTCTACACCTATGTGCCGAGCAACCCGACGCTGAAATTCGATCGTCCCGGTCTGTGGGAGGTCTTCCTGCAGTGGCGCAAGCAGCCATGGTTCGAAGACAAGGTGCGCGGGTACAATTACGACCGGCATTTCGCCCCCGGTGGCAAGACTGAGTCCTATTACCGGGATTGGGCCGCATCCAAGGGCCTTCGGATCGTCGAAACTGAAGAAGCGCAGCGGATCATTGATCAGCCTGCCAGCGAAGCTCCTGCATTTTCCGCCGCGGAACTGCAAGCGGCTTGGGATGCTCTTCCATGAAACGCCACTCCATCTCCGACCTAAAAGACGTGGTCGCCTGGAAGAAGTCCCGCCATCAGGACGCATCCCATTGGGAAGGTCGTCTGCAGGAAGCCATCGTCACCAAGCTCAAGAACGAAGTCGCGCAGCAGCGCCGCAAGGAACGCGCCGAGAAGGCCGCAGGAGTGAGAGCATGAGCACTGTCGCTCAAGAGCTTCAGGTCTACGAGGAGATCAAGGCCAAGCTTCTGGTCGACAATCCGGACCTCGATGACCAGACGCTTCTTGATACGCTGGAAGGCGCCTGCGACCTGACGGACCGTATCACCAATATCTGTCGGGCAGCGGTCGAGGCCGATCTTCAGGCCGAAGTCGTCGGTCAGATGATCAAGAACCAGCAGGCCCGCAAGAAGCGGCATGAGGAGCGCTCGGAGCGCCTTCGGTCTCTCGCTCTGTGGGCCATGCAGGAAGCCGGCATTCCAAAGATACCTGCGGCCGACATCACCATTGCAATCGGCAAGGGCCGCGCTTCTGTCGTCATCACGGACGACACCGCCCTGCCTCTGGAATTCACCGAATTTGTCGCCGAGCCCGACAAGGCCAAAATCAAGGAGGCTCTCGATGCTGGACAGACTGTCCCCGGAGCGCATCTCAACAACGCCGCCCCAGCCCTCACTATCCGAACTCGATAGGGAGAACCGGTACCTGCGCGTCTATCTGCAGGATGCCCTGGCCCATCTGCGTGGATCCGCAAAGTTGCTTGGCTTGCATGACATGCCGGGCTCGGCCCGCAACACCCTGCAGTTCATCGCCAATGCCGAACGCTATTTGGAGGAAGGTCTATGACTGAGATCTTCTTAGCTCTGAAAGCCCCCTTCGATCCTTCACTTGTGTCATGGCGCGTCGGCTCCATGAACAAGGAGAAGACCAAGGGCATGGCCCTGGCCTACATCGATGCCCGCGATGTGATGGAACGTCTCGACACGGTTGTTGGCCCCGAGAACTGGCAGTGTCGGTATCCGCATGCCAACGGCAAAACCGTCTGCGCCATCGGCCTCAAGATCGGTGACGAATGGATATGGAAGGAAGACGGCGCCGGCGATAGCGATATCGAAGCCGAGAAGGGCGCCCTTTCCGATGCCTTCAAGCGCGCCGCCGTTCGGTGGGGCATTGGCCGCTACCTCTATGACATTGCCTCGCCATGGGTCGAGGTGGACCAGTGGAAGCACATCAAGGACAGCGAAATGCTTCGCCTTGAGCGCCTTCTTGCGCAAGCCAGCGGCCTCAAGCCTCCGGCGCCGAAGGCGGAGGTTGTCGTCACATCCGGTCCGGCAAAGGCATTCGAGCCGGCTGTCAGCGCCGCGGCCGTCGCCCTGGTTCGCGAGTTGAAGGGCTGCAAATCCATCCCCGACTTCGATGCCATGAAGCGCCAGCCTGAATTCATCCAGGCCTATCGCGGCATGAACGAAGTCGATCGTAACCACGTCAATGCCGAGGCGTCCAAGCATCGCGCCGCCATCGGAACTGATGACCTGAAGGGAGCAGCATAGCCATGGCAGCCATACCCATCATCATGCACCGCACCCGCGCCGGCCTCGCTCCTGCCTCTGCCTTCGATGCCGAGGAGTTGGACGCGATCACCATGGGCGCCGAGGTCGAGGTCACAATCAAGCAGAAGCGCAGCCTTCAGCACCATCGGTTCTTTTTCAAGACGCTCTCAGAAATCGTCAAGTCTGGCGCCGTGCCGTTCAACACGGTCGACGAGTTGCTCGACGCCCTCAAGATGGCCTGCGGCATCACACAGCTTCGCCAGTCCATCGGCGGCGCCCCGTACTATGTGCCTGGCTCTATCTCCTTCGCTGCCAAGGACCAGCCTGCATTCAAGGCGTTCCAAGAACGCGCCTTCGCCCTTATCGCGCAGCACTACGGTATCGATCCCGTTGCCGTGCTGGATCAGAGGAGGGCGGCATGAGCAGGCGAGAATTCTCCAAGCAGGTTCGCCAAGACGCATTGAAGCGCTCTGGCATGTTCTGCGAAGCGGCCGGATCCTTCTACGGCCTGCCGGAAGGCCAGCGCTGCAACGTCCCGCTCGGGTACGGCGTGGAATTCGACCACATCATTGCAGACGGCCTTGGCGGTGAACCGACGCTCGAAAACTGCGCCGCGGTCTGCATCAAGTGCCATCGCTGGAAATCGTCGAAGCGAGACACGCCACTCGTGGCCAAGGTCAAGCGCGTCCGCGATCGCCATCTCGGCATTAGGCAACGCACCAGCTCTTGGCCCACTGGCCGAGACAAACCCTGGAAATCCAAAATCAGCGGTGGAGTTGTGCCCAGATGAGCGCTCCCACCCAACCCTTCCCCCAATCCTCGTCCCTGAAGCGCAAGCTCTCGGGCGAGATCGTGAGGCGCTGAGATGATGAAAGTCTCCACTGAAATTGAGGCGGAAGACGTTGCTGACGAAATGCGACGTGATCCTAAGTTTGGAATGGATGTGCTGGCGTAT